GTACCGAATAAAGTTTTTTAGCTCCTTTAAAGTATTAACATCGCGTATTCGAACTACTTTGAGTTCGTTTACCCAATACCGCATATTCATTACACCTCTATACTTGGTGTTGGTGTGAGCTAGAATGCCAACACGTTTTGCTTCGTTTTTATCACCAGCTTTCGCACCCCAAGAAATAATATTTTCATATCTATGTGTGAATTTAAGTTGCTCGACAACCTGGGCACCACAATTATTTCTTTCTATACTCACTGGCGGGCGGCCCCATTGATTTAAAATTTCTAATAATTTTGCAGTTAATTGAAATGGGACTGTATCCCGTGTATGATATACTGCAACTTGTTCTATGGAAGTTAGATCAGTAATATCTAACACCTGTACTACACTTGCAGCTTCTCCTACACCTTCACTTATATCTACACCAACAGTATATATTCTACCTTCACGGGGCTCTTCCCAGACAAGATATTTACCGTCATCAAAAATAAATTCTGGTTCCCGTATCTCTCTCTGTAAACTATTATACAAAGCTTCATCAACTGTGCTTTCACCACCATGAATAAACTCATTACCAAATTCTTGTGAGAAAGCTTCAACGCTTCCTAAAGTTCTAATTGTATCGTTTTTCCATTTTTCATCACGGCCTGGAATTTCCCACCAGTCAATTCGTTCCGAAACCCAATTGTTATCACCAGCATGAGCACCTGTATACAGTTTATAAAAAAGATTATCCGTCCCATTTGGCGTACTTGCAATAAAAATTTTACTTTTCTTACTACTAGAAATAATAGGGTATACGGATTCCCAGAATTTTTCTACAATATGATTATCAATAAATGCCAACTCATCAAGAATTAAGCAATTGCAGCTATCACCTCTACCTGCATCACTACTTGTAGTGCTAATCCCTATACTACTACCATTAGTCAGGGTCATACTCGTTTGACCGTACTCTACAACCCCCGGTTTTAAGAAATTGGGTAACATTTCATATGCCATTCGAACTCTTTTAAAAATATTTTTTGCTGTCTGCTCTTTATTTGCTACAATTAAAATTCTTTGATCTTCGTTAAAACATGCATTCCATAAACAGTATATCGTCATTAATGTTGTTTTACCTATCTGTCGTGACGCTAGCAAAATAATAAATCTACCGTCTCTAAGAGTTCTTAAAACTTTCTTTTGACAGGAGTATAAACTAATTTTCTCTTTACCGCGGTCTAGATTGATAATAAAGAAATAATTTTCAGCAAAGTGTAACAAGTTTCTTTTGCATTTTTTGAGTTCATTAACCATTTCTGGCGTATACTCATGCTTTGTATCTGATGTTGGCAGCTTATCATTACCAAGATAATATTTTTCTTTTTTCATCATTTATGTTATTTAGAGGTATAAATAGATATATGACAAGAGTAAGTTCAATCAAAGATATTGGCCTAGTATATGAAGAGGTGCTAAAACAAAGTAGACCAGCACCCGAAAAGCAAGTAGAAGTGGTTGAAGAAAAAGCAGTTAAAAAGCTTGACACCTTTCCTCGCGCTACTGATAAGAAGATAGACGTAAAAAAGATTACTGCCAAGGGTTCTGACAAGAATGCCTTTGTGCATAAGGATTCAGGTCCTGAGGCTAAGCTCGGAAGTAAGAAGGAAATCATTGACCCTAAGACGGCCAAAGAAGATAATCATTATCAGCCACAAAAATTTTCTGATAACACAAAAAAATTAAACCAAGAGAATATAAATAATAGTATGAAATCAATTTTTGATAAATTATATGAAGATGTAATGGGTGACGACAAACTCGATGTCGGCATTCAAGCTGGCCCTGAAGGAGAGGCCGCCGATGCTAAGGATCTAGATCTTAGCGGTGGTAGCGAAGATACCATCACGGTAAAGCTCGATAAAGATACTGCTCATAAGCTACATGATGCTTTGATGAGCGTCCTTGGTGCTGATGAAGCCGCTGATGACGAAGCTGCTGATGAAGCCGCAGATGATATTGAGTCTGCTGACGATGTTCAAGCTGCTGAAATGGAAGAGATTCCAACAGAAGTGGCTGGTGAAGGTGTTGATATTAAAGAAGTGCCTGCTTCTGCTGGACAATCCTTACAGAAGAAGGGTGGATTTCCTACAGTCGGAACAAAGACAGGTCATGCTAAAGGTTCTAAAGCATCTGGTCAAGTTGCAACAGAGATTGATGCCAAAGGAACACCTCTTGCTGATGCCAAAGGTCATTCTTTAACTGCTAAGAGCGCCAATAAAGTTAACGCTCCCGGTTACAAAGCTGGTGACTTTTTTAAATAAACAATAGTTACATTTAAAAATAGAAAAGCCGTCTTTATGACGGCTTTTTTATTATAAATAATAGATGAGTATTTTTAGAGAAGCATTTCTACAGGCTCTTCAAGAAGATTTAATTAATTCTGCCACAACATGGAATACGGGCATAGGGCAGCTACATTATTCTGGTGCTATCTTTCCAAAAGTTAATCTAGACAAGCCAAAAGAACGACATAGAAAGGTTATTAAGGATCCAAAATTCAGAAAACATGCTCAAACAGTACCAGACATGCATAAAGCAGATCATACAGCTATACAGGCCGTCAATAATATGAGTGGTAAAAAGTTATCAGAAGACGAATTACAACAAATTTGTAAAAAATATGGCATTTCTAGGCTCAATACCCAGCAATCTAAAAATTTAGGTAATACTGGCAAAGTCTTACGCTTCGATCCTAATGTACGGGGCTATGTACTACAATGAACAGTATAGACAAATACACTGGTGTTAACTGTATACGAAAATACCCTCTAGAATACACAACTAGTACCCTAAGATTCACGGATAAAGAGAATAATCAAAATGAACGACAACTTTTTAGTAATTATTGGCGAGAGCAAATAGATTTATACGGCCAAAAAATTGCTTATTACAGAAATACATACAGCACATTATGTGCAGATAATATATATGGTGAGCAACCGTTATCCAAATTTGAAGACCCTAAAGAGTTTGTAATGTTGGTTAGGTTAACCGAAAACGCTCTCGTACTAAGTAAATTTGGATTTCAAAGTGATGATCAAATAACAGCTTATGTACACATAAGCTCTTTTTATGCAGTTTACCCACCAGAGGTAGAACCTAAATCTGGTGACGTCTTTAAATTAAAAGAATATGGTAGCGATAGACCTGGTGAACGTGATGGTAAGCTCTTTGAAATAACTGAGCGTGTAGATGAAGATAATTCTGCTATTAACCCGTTGATGGGTCACTATGTTTGGATGTTAAAGGCTAAGCGATTTGATTATTCCTTCCAGCCCAATATTCCTCCAGAAAGAGGAAGTACACAAGTACAAGATAGCACACAATATGGTACGATTAGTGCTGCATTTGATAATGCAGGTACATTAACACCGCGTGGAAGTGCGTATCCTTACGATCCAAATACTGTTAGTAAGACTAAGGTATTTGATATGACGCAAAACAATACTCTTGAATACGGTGGGTACTACTAAGGCTTAATAATTTCTTGCAATTCGGCTTCAGGTATTTCCTCTTCGATCTCTACAACTTCATCCTTATCAATAAACTTGGGAATACATGTTGCAATAATATCTTTCTTAAATTCCTCACGTTCAATATCTAGCAACATAGTCTCCATACGCTGCTCAATATACTTTTGAAAAGCTAATGGTTTAACCCAAAAGTCATCCGATATCATATCTGCTTTAAGTTCTGCGGCTCTACGCTCTACAACATCAATAGCCTCAATCAAGCAAAGCCACCTAGCGTACTCGTCTTTTTTTAGATTATGCGTTTTATTTCCAACAACCGTAATATTATTTTCGTTCATTTATAAATGGTATAAGAAATACTAAACCCGTTCAAGCACTTTATTTAGCGCATCTTGCCGAGAACAAACCCAATAAGGGTGCTATAAAAAGTGAGGGTGTCAAACTCAACACCACTTTTATGAAGTAGCTTAAAAGTACTTCTCAATACATCGAAGGCATCTTTTATAAAGAGAGCCTTGTCTAAATTATTCTTTTCTTTTAACTGAAGTCTTAATGAAGACTCTAAAACATCAAAAAAGTTTTCAACAAACTCTGCTGTAGTTTTGTTAATGCCTGTAGAGCTTGCAACAGCATTTTTATATATTTTATAAGGGACTTGCCCCTTTGCGAAAAAAAAGTCATTTGCTTCAGACTTAATCTTACTAAGACTCATAGGCGTATCATACCCAGAGACAGGCATAATTTGACTAGCAGGTACCTCTATATACTCCATCAAACTTCCTCCTTTACATTTTCAACTTGTTGTAAAAGTACTTGCGGGTCAGTAGCTACCGGTATAGTGGACAGTACTGTTTTTAATTTAACTAAAACATTAACCGTCTTATTACAACCCGGGCAGTTATATTCGTTCCGCTCATTTAACAAAATAGGGACAAAGCTTTTCACCCCACGATCGCAAGGACACGTAACTGTTGATCCTTGCTTACTCAACTCAGCCTCTCGCTCAACTATCAATCTTTCCTCTTCTATAGCTAACTTTTTCTCTGTATAGTCTCTATAAAAATAAAAACAAACAAACTGTAGCGCAACAAAAAAACCTAATGCGCTTAGAAAGTTAACATGCAAAAAGGTAAATGGCCAAGCAAGTACACTACCGACTAGAAATGTAAGGCCGAAACTCGATAAGAGCCTAGTAAACATGTATTAATAATATACGAAGCTTACTCTTTTTCAACTATCTTATTAAGCTGTTCTGTACAAGAAAATATAGCATCTTGTATGGCTTCCATTTTCTTGTTTAACTCTCTAATAGCTTTTATACCTTCTACATTATCTTTGACAACAGGGTTCACTAGACTATTTTGCAGTTGACGTCTAAAATCAGCACATTTCACAAAAATATCCCCAAGATAATCTAAGGCAAGTTCTAAGGGAAATGGTAGTCTTTTTGGAGCATTTGTGGTATTTCTATATCTATTAACAATATCCGCAACCGTAATAACCTCGGGCTGTAAATCACGAGTAGCTATGCCGCTTACCCATTTATTATATAATTTCTGTGAATCTTCACTTAAAACACTAGGCCTTTTGCTCACATATTATTTAATAAAGCTCTAATATTATTATCGTAAATAATAAATATAATATGAGTCTTTTCCAAAAGGAGTTTTTAGCCGTTCTAGAAGCAGATGAAAACCAAGCCGCACCAACAGATACTGCTGCAGCTGAGCAAGCAGCAATGCAACAGCAGCTAGATCCAACCACCGATCCTAAGGCACTTGATGCAAATGCGCCACAAGGTGTTGATCAAGCACGTGCAGGTCATAACGCAGCACAAAAGAAAATTCTCGGTACATGGATTAAGCAAGTAGCAGATTTTGTTGAGTTTTTAAATGGTGTGAGTCCTAATAGCGTTCAATCACAACTTTTCAATAGCAGCTGCGATACACTTTTCGAGCGCATTTCTACAAGTGAAAAGAAAAGAATTTCTCGCGTTGCTATGGAATTAAGTTCCTTTAACGAATCGTTAAAAGGCTATCTCATATCTGGTGACGAATCTTAATTTATTTGCGCAAGCGTAACACTACCCTTCAATCCACTATAGGTATGTTCAAGAATAAATTTCTCTGATATTTCTGTTATATTGTGCTTGATACAAACATCATTAAGATCTTTTATTTTGCCTAATTCTGTTGGCCATAGAAAGACACTGTGACCCTGCTTAAGTAAAAAAGCGGTCTTCTTTTTACTAGCTTTATCAACACGCTGATTGTCTAATATCCATATTTTGTTAAGTAGATTAAACTGACTTAATTGATTTTCTTGCTTCTGTGTGAATACTGAACCCTTGCCTTCATTAATACCGGCAACAGCCACACCGTTTTTTACGAAGCATGCATCCAAAGGACCCTCCGTAATAAAAATAGCTTTCCGCTTCACATCTACTCTATCGATACCAAACAAAGTCTTTTCACTATTTTGCTTTGAGAGGTACTTCGGCATAGGGTGTGCATTATTTTCTATCAAGGTGCGAGATTGATAGTGTACTATTTTACCATCAACGTCATAAAAAGGAATAATCAATCTATTTTTATGAACTTTATCTGTAAGACTAACCCAGAAAGTCTCCGGTCTATTGCAGGCATTGCTAAGGCGTCTTGTAGTCAGTAACTGTAATGCTGCTTTTACATATCTATTATCTTTATGGTATTGTATTTGTATACTATCTGAGAGGTTAATACTATCTTCAGGAAGTACACTAGTAACATTTTCAACAGCAGGCTCCTTAATATCGTGCACTAGATCTTGTGTATAATTGTCAGGGGTAGCGGAGAACTGATTGTTCTCTCGCATTATCTCAACATAGGTAAGATTAGCCACAGTCTGGATCCATCTCACAGGTCGTACACTTAAGCCGCAATTATGACAGAAGACTAAGTTCTTTTTTATAATATAATATAGACGTCGCTTCTTACCCCATGAATTGCCCTCACGACATGTAGGACAGCCACCGCTATACGACTTGGTTATCTTATTATATTTCGGATACCCAGCGTATTGGTAGAATTTAGAAACAATATAATCTTCGTTTAGTAGCACTACTATAGTATAAAGGAATAATTGATAATATCAATTATCAATTAGCTTCTGGCTTAATATCTTCGATACTAACTAAACCCTTACGGATAAAGGTACCGCTGGCGGGATCAATCCAATGTGCTTCTTTATGCAATTTATTACCAACAATACGTTCAACAATTCTAGGCTCCACAGGCTGACCGCTAATCGGGCTAGCTATCTTACAAGGTCTTACGTAATCCATACATTATTTATTCTCAACCACTGCCTTATCAACAGATTGGGCTCGCTTCTGAGACCTAGTCTTTTTATATTGTTCTATACAAACTGTATAGATGTCAGAGGGTAGTTGCTCTACTAAGGTTAGAATTTTAGATTTAATGCTTGATTCGAATACCTTTTTAGGTACTTCTCTAATATGCATTTTTGGTAAACTCAAAAACATATATACTTCATTTTGTTCTTCTGTATATACAAAAAACTCGCCAATATAATCACCAGTAGTAACGGCAAAAATATCCCTCTTACGTGGCTTTGATTTATTTCGAAAGAACATTTCTTGCAAAAAGCGAAATATCTCGCTCAAGTGATGTTATGGCTGAGGGCAATTCTAAATTATAGCTACGCAACTTTTCTGTACTTAAAACACAGTTGCTTCTATTAGCGACCGTGTTGAGTTGCTCAATATCAATAAACTGCCAATCCAGATTTACCACATCATACTTCTTTAATAAATTAGTTATTTCTTCCGCATTAAACGCTCCAGGATTGACCACGTTGATAGGACCGGACGGTATTTGTTTATAGATGTAAAGGAACTTACAAATAAATTCATTTAAATCATTCGTACTTGTTAAACTGTTTTTCATGCTTATAAGATTACTGTATTTGTAAAGCTTATTAAGATAATTTTTTGAAGCTAACGAACTGTCAAAGGGCATTCTGATACGCAAAATATAACCATAACAGTTTTGAAAAATTGTTTCACATGCATGCTTGCTCTTACTATAAAAGCTACTTTCATTATTAAAAAGACCGAAATTAGGTTCATCTTCTTCGGTGAATTCTTTTTCATAACCGCTATAAATACAACCGCTGCTAACTTGAATAGTTGGTATAGCAAAAGCATTACTCGACAGGACAATATTTCTCGGAACTATAACATTCCAAAACCAACACGCTTGTTTATTTTTCTCACAAGCATCGACATTCGGAGAACCAGTATAACCTGAACAGTTGATTACTGCTTCATATTCATTCGAGTGTTCTTTTAAATATTTTTGTAGAATTACTGGTGATGTGTAATCGAGCTGGTCTCTACTAAAAAAATCTACCTTAACATTATTGCGTAATAGTGTCTGCTCTAAACTCGTACCAATATAGCCTCTTCCCAACAATAAAATTGACTTCATTTCTCGTCAGCGCTACCCGGGTTACCTACTACATTAAAAATAAAACGATTTATAGCTGCCGATAATGCATCTGCATCCATTTGATTTTTTGCATGAATTATATTAACTGGCATACCATTAATATCATATCCTAAGACAATAAACGCGCTCAAATACTCAGAGATTAAACCAGTTAAGTTCTGAAGATTTTTAGATTTTTCATTCTTAAGTTGACCATGCTGCGCCATGTAGTCTTGTATAACAGAGCGAATGAGATCGTCAACCTGACCTTTATTCTTATGAAGATTTGAATCTGTTTGCTTCATATTTTTAGAGTCTTCCTTGTTATTTTTTTTGGGATGCTTCACTACTATATTTAGGGCGCTCAGCATAATAAGGAGAATTTTGAGGTGTATTTGCAATACCTTTACTAAGCAGATAGGAGATAATAACTTCAATGCTGTCAGTTTTAATACTGAAGTTACGAGGAATTGCTAACCCACCATCATTCAATTCAAACATAATTTCATTCATGAAGTGTTTATTGTGGAAACATGTAATAAACAAACTAGTAGACCCCGGATTAACAAGCACTGTCCAGCGACGGGGGTCATGCTCACCGAAACCATTGAATAATTTTAACGCAATAAAACCATTATCACGTAATCTCTTCATGAAGTAACCGGGTGTTGTTATTTTATTTTTTGAGCTCACTTGATTAAAGATGACGCTATATAGCGAGTTTTTACAGGACCGTCGAGTAGTTGAAATAATACGACCCCTAATTTTTGATTAATTTTACACTCTAACTGCTTTACTCTCACACTACTAATTATTCTTATCAATTCGAAGTTCAAGCATAAATTTGTTAATTCCTCTCCTTTGTATTCACTAAGGGGTATCGAAATACTGTCAACATTTTGACGAGCTCGATCCGTAAGGTCACCAAAGATCTTTCCTTCTTTTGAATATAGATATAATTTGTTACTCTCTGACGCAAAGGTAGACCCTCTAAGCAGTTCGATTAGTGATTTATATTGAATAACAAACTCAATTGGAAAATTTAAACTAGCTATTTTTGATACATTTACCTTGGGCGCAGTAATGATACCATCTTCAAGCAAATGATATTTAAAGCGTATCTCAGGACCGCTGTAGTTGATATTATTTTTATCTACAGTAATCGTAAAGCTATCTGTACTGATACACTCAAATGCCTTGATAACCTTTTTAATGTCTGAAATATTTAAATGAATAGGAACATCAATATTAGTATCAACTTTGTACTGTGAATGAAGTATTACTGAGGTATCAGAAGTACAAACTAGGCTTGAAAAACCTTCCCCATCCAAAGTTACGACACAACTATCATTTAGCTTGCCTAATGGCTGTAGAAAGCCATTTATAAAGAGTTTTTTATCAGGAATATTTACATTCACAAGGATTATTATATACTACAAAAACGAAAAGCAATCAGGTTGTTTTAAATAAGTCAACAATACGGTCTAACCTATCAAGAATACGATCTAACTTATCATTGATAGTGGTGGGTGTTATCGGCTTATTAAAATCAAAAACTAATTGATTTGGATCTTCAGCAGGCTGCTGTACTGTAACTGCAACTGGTGGCGCTTGTTGTGACTGTATTACAGGCTGTTGTACAACCTGGATAGGATTAAATTCAATTGTTGGTTGAAGGTTAGGCTGTTGAGGCGTTGTCTGATCTGTAGTTATTCGGAAAACATTCTGCAAATCTGTTTTAACACCAGAAATGTTCTTAGAGGACCCAACACTTTGGCGGTCGATTTGCTTGAGCTCAGCTAACGTAGTACCAAGTAATGCCATGATGGCATTCTTGCCTTCTACACTATTAGGATCAACTGCAACAAGACCGTCAGACATTAATCAAGCCCCTCAAGCAACTTTTTAACAGTGTCATCTTCGAGAACATCTGTTGAATCGGTCGCAGAGGGGGTTGAAGCTTCAGACTTATTCGCTTTAACCGGCTTGGCATCAGTGTCAGACGCCTCCGATGAACAATAGTAATGCTCATCGAGCATCGATTTCAACTCTTCGTAACTCTTTACAGTAAAGACTGACTCGAGATCGATAATATTTTTATAGGTATCATCAATCTTACCCTTATCTAACCCTTCAACAGCTCTAGGCATCATAAACTTACTACTAACATAAGTCGGGTAATCCCCCTGCTGCTCTACTTTAATCTTTAGATTACAGCCCTTATCGGTAAGATCAAAAATACGAGCACCGAGATCTTCAGACCCCTCACCTTCAATAGCGTCCATAATAATTTTATGGAGTTGCTTACCATAGCGTACAATCATTACCTTACCGTTATTATCTGGATTAACGGGGTCGTTTACGACATAGGCATTTACCAGCCACTTTTCAGATCGCAAAATAGCACGGGCTTTAGTCTTCTCATCTTCTGTTCCAGTCTTAAGAGTTTTATAACGAACCTCGGCAATAGGATCACGAGCACCAAAAGACGTCGGGCTCACCGTATAAACATACTGACCGGTACAAAAACTAGTCCAGCCAAAAGTATAATAGTGAAAGAATGTCTTGGTTGGATTACCGACATTAGGAAGTAAGCGGACAGTATATGTATTGCCTACTTCAAGTTTCAAAATATCCTTATTACGGGATACGGGGTTATTTTTAGCAAGAGCACCTTTAATGCTCTCGAACATCGAATTGGTAATTGTACTCATATTGTTTATAATATATGATTAGTTTTTAAAATCAAGCAAGATTTTTTTTAATTTTTCGCAAACCAGCAATGGCCAGCTGTTTGGCGGACGTACTGCCTAAAAATTTAGTTCGGAAGACAGAAATGTTGTCGTAGATATCTCCTAAAGTAAATCTAAGCAAATCAGGGTCATGTAATTGCAATTGTTTTTCAAAATTGGCAAATACAAACAGATTATAGATGCTAACATTATGATTTTTAAGATGTGTAATAAAGGCATTTTGAATCCCATCTTTGTAGTTAGGGTAATCATCAACAGCAATTGCCTTTTCGTCACAAAACTGTTGTATGAACTTTAACCCCTTGACAATATTCTTAAGATGATAGCTATCATCAGGTGGTAGTAGCAGCTTCTTCTTTAGTGACATGGTATAAACCTTTATTGCTTTTGGTGAAGAGTAAAAATTTAAATCAAAGCCGCTCTCACCGGGGTAAATTGTATACGGTGCATTAAAAAATTCTGTTACATCAACATTTTTATTTCGTGTAAAGAAGTTTTTGAGACGTAGCACGTGCGGATATACAATTGACTCTTCAAAACCTTCCCACTGCTTTCTGAATCTGAAGGGTAAACCACTCTGGGTTCTAGAAATCTTTAAATATGTATTGTAAATTAGCTTATCTAGTGTCATTTTTTGCGGTGATTAAGATATTTCATTATATATTTGCTCTTACACAAGGTAGGATCAAACTCTAAGAATATTCTAACCGCTGATACATCATCTTCAACATCCATAATACTTTTAAATAAGTTTTTTACTCTAAGATCTTGAAGATAAAGAAGCAAAATGTTTGCAAGATTGTATTTTTTGTTAAAACATATACAAATATAACTGCAAAAGCATCTAAAAAGATGATCTACTTCCTCGCGATGTAAATTACTAAAATTCATACAATTTCAATGACTTACTGAGATTTATAACGTGTTTAATCAAAAGCTAGCTTAGGGATTCTCGCTCATTGACGTCAGTGTCTTTGTAAACTGTATAGCCTCCTCACTCTCATTTATTGTATCATCTTCTGTAATTACTAGCGTGTTATAATCAATCTTAAGGGCAATACTACCGAAATTAGGCCCGAAACGATTTTTTGACATGCCAATATTAATAAGACCGAGTTCTTTATCTTCATCTTTTTGCCAAATAGATATAATTGCATCGGACGTTGTAGCAAGACCGATACTTTCAGAGATAGTTTCCAATCCAGGATTATCTACATTATACCCAGACCGATTTAACTGTGTCGCAGAAACAATTGGACACATAATATCATAACTAATTGCCCTAACTTGCTGTGCACAATACAGAATTCGTTCATAACTATTATTGCCTAGAGGACTGTGTAGCAAATTAAGATAATCGAGCACAATTAAATCAATCTTAATACCTTTCTGCATTAACTTTTTAATAAAACCTTTGAGCTGAAACGGAGTTAATGTGGATGGTGGGAATTCCTTAATAATAATTTTAGATTTTTTACCCTTAGCTATATCTTTTATCTGCTGTTTAAGAGATTCTGACTCTTCTTTAAGATGACTAAGCGGAATACTCGTAATAGCTGATGAAAGTCTTCTTGCATACATCATCTCACTCATTTCTAGTGATACAAGCAATACATTTTTACCCTGCATTGCGACATTTGTTGCAACGTTACCAAGGAAAATACTCTTACCAACGTTAGTTTCACCGGCAAAAACGTACAACGACCTACCATTTTCAAGAAACCCCCCACCTAATTTGTTATCTAACCACCTCCAACCCGTCTTTACACATGGTTCTTCTCTGTGTAAATCAGAAACAAACCTATCAACCTCGCCAAACAACTCCAAACCCATATTTTGAGTTAAGTTTACACCTACAGCCTTTTCAAATTTCTCTAAAAGTTCTGCTGTATTAAGCTGTTTACTGTCCAGCCTCTCGGCTGCTTCAAGTAGCGCGTTATAGACACCCTTTTCCTTGAGAAAAATCTCTGTATTTTCTACCAACTCACTTCTATTGAACTTTTTATCTATATCGGTAAAGGATATTACAAGCTTTTTGAAATTTTCTTTTAATTCATCCGTAGTTAAGTACGCTTTTAACTCGGTATGAGTGGGCACAGTACCATGCTCTTTGAAAAAGCTTACAATAATACGTACAATATTCTTTGTATCAATATTTTTAAAGAACTTTACATCTAAATGATCTATCACAGAAGATAGAAACACAGGATCAACCAAGCAATTATACGCAATAATGTGCTCGTAAAAATCTAGATCTAGAGTTTTCTTAGATGGGCTCGTTATTCCATTTTCGAATGAAGGCTTCATTACTCTTATTCCACTCCTTATCGTTTAAATCCCTTAATCCTGGGCTCTGATGATAGATTAATATAGGCCATACACCTAGTTTAAGCCGGTTCGCGTTGCAAGTCAAGCTAAAATCAATGTCATAATGGTGCCACATGAATTGTTCATCAAATCTAGCTCTGGCACCACGTATTTTTCTGTTATCTAAAGCTAAAAAGACACCATCTAGTACAGCAACCCGTGCAGGTGATGGTCCGAATGTTGTAATAGCCATACTTTCCTCTGAAACTGGGTGAGCTGCAAAGCCTCTATAGTATTCCTTTGAAATCATCCAATGCCATAGATTCTTTTCTTTAATTGTTGGGTTTAAACCACCAGCAACCCCGACAATATCAAAGCGCTTTAAAGCTGCCCTTAATGTTTGCAGATTACAATACTCTAGACTTATGTCATGATGACATAAAATGATAATATCGTATATAGAATTCTCTTTATTTGTTATAACACTATTGTAATACTCTGATAGACCTATAGTTTTGTTATTATAGACGATATGTAGGTCTATATCTTTTAAATCCTTACAGCTACGTTCGAGTAAACAGTCAGAATCAAGCGGACTTATAGCGAAAATACCTATTTTACTCACGAATAAATATTAATAGATAGATATAAATAATCAAGTATTATGAATTTAGATAGCAAACTAATGTTTGAAGCGTATATCACTAGTAAACAACAGATTTTAACTGAAGCTCCAATTGAAATGGGTGGGGATATTAATGTCGAGCCTGTAACAAAAAAGACTTTACCTGGCCAAGGCAAGGGGTATGGTGCCGGTGCTATTACTAAAATTGCAGCAGCGCAAGGTAAGTCTGAAGAAGATGTTGCAACAGAGATGGCAAAAACGGTTCTAGATTATACAAAAGAGAAAAAAATGGTTGATGGTAAGGAGGTTTACTACTTCCCTGGTGATCCAAAGACATTCATTAACGAACTAACACCAGTTTTTAAAGATAAGTTTGGTATTCCTGCTTCCATGGCCGGATTTACTGTGAATTATATTTTAATATATCTATTAAATGCTAAAAAGACTTCTGGTGGATTAAAAATGGATGCACAAAAAGTAAAAGCTGCAAAAGAAATGAAAGCTGCTACAAAAGCCGAACCAAAAACAGAGACTGTGTATGAGATTGATAAGGCTGTACGTATTCCTGAGAAAAATTTAAGAGCTCTTGTGCTTAGTCTGCCTGATGATGATGTGCCTGAGCGTGAAATCCTGTCAGTTGTAAAAACAGCTTTGCAAGAGTATAATGAAACACCTGGCTTGGCAAAAGAAGATGCAATTAAAATGAGGTCTCTTGAAGTTGTAGACAAATTAACAGAATATGGTGTACTCAAAACAAAACAAATTGAAAAGGCCCAAGCTGAAGGTGAAGGCTCTGGAGAAGTAGAAACTGTTGAAGATTTTCCTGAAGGTGATGACATTTACTCAGCAGCCAAACAAGAATTTCGCTTGAGAGATACACCAGGTGATAAGAATTACGGTGACTTCAGTTAACTGAAGAACGGGCTATTAAAATCAAAATTTGCCACTGAAGTTAGTCCCTCTGGGGTTACCTCATACACAACACCTTCTTCAACAGCTTCACTTCCTTTGAACTTTACACTACTAAAGGTATTATCAATTTTATTTGCAAACAAAGTACTGCCACACCTGGCTATATATACCCCCCTGTAGTCAGTGTTTATAATCCATAAACCAAAAGTGCCTTCAAGGTGTGAGAGAGCAGTTGAAATTATCTCAACTGAATGGCCCTGTGAATTGACAGCTTGCTGGATCTTGTATAACATAAGTGGAATGGTGCTCGAATCTACTGGGTTCTTCCACTTTGGATCAAACTGTTGCTTAATTTCATCAAAATTTGTCAAAACACCATTGTGTGCTACAATCCAATTCTCTGTATTGAAGGGGTGAGACGTTTCCCGGGAATACTTTCTCTTCGAAGAGGTTGGTGCTTGTGTATGTCCTAGTAAATAGAGCGGAGACATCCCAGCATCTTTCAAGCTTTTCTTAATTTCTTTGTCCATATCTTTAACAGCAACAGTACCACTCCAGCGATGTACAATAACATTGCTGTCTGTGGTTAAAATGGCTAAAGATGTGGAGAAAGTGCCGCGCTTGCGGTTTAAATCGTAAAGATCTAAGAATTGTTCTTGCTTAACAGCGCCAAAAATACCGCACATTTAAGTATTATAGTCATCATAATCGATTTTTCTACAATTATACTTCTGCCACACGTGAGATAAGTCTTGTTTGTATGATTGTGGGTCAATGAAACCTGCATTAGCAAAGCCTTTAATACGCAAAGCGCTGCTTGCAGAATTAGCATCCGCTTCAGTTTCTCCTGAATAGCAAGTATATGTCTTACTAAATTTAACTTTTAACCTTACACCCTCTTTAATAATGTCAGCCTTGACCATCTTTATTAACGGTGCTTCTATTTTAATTTGAACTTCACGATTTAGCGCAAGCACATCGTTAATCGTAGGCAAAAATTCTGGACTTGCATCCCAATAACCGGCCAAGCTGTCAACTCCCGTCGCGCCATGATATACTTTAACCGCACCCACCGCTTCAGCATAAGCAGCAGCAACACTCAAAAACATCATGTTACGGTTAGGCACATACGACTTGGGTTGCGCCTCACCAGCAACCTCTCTTATATCAGGCGTATCAATATCATTGTTTGTAAGGCTGCTTGTTGGAGCTATATCTCTTATAAACCGTACATCAATAGTCTTAAACGCACCGCATTTTTTTTCATTGGCATGGTATGCTGCTAATTCCAATTCACGTAAATGGCGTTGACCATAATTAAAGGCAATTGCAAATACATTCTCTGATCCCGCCTCTTCACATGCTTTGTATAACAAAACTGTGCTATCCATTCCACCACTTATTGGAATTACAATTTTATTTTGGCTCATGAGATATTTTTGTAAGTTCTGGCGAATATTGTGGAATTATTACACCATCTTGTGCATCTTTTATATTCTCAAATTTTGCTGTACGTGCTCTTAGCTCGCTCGAGGAGTATACATGCTGTCTTTTATGGTAAAAAAGCTCAATACCATTTTCAATACAATACTGTTTGCCAGTAAAGTCTCGATCTTTATATTCCTCACTTAAGAAGCGAATGTGTATTGTTTGTGTCTTAAGAAGTTGGAGCAAATCAAACTCCGTTTCATAAACAATTATTTCATCAACATATCGACATGCTTGTAATTGTACAAATCGTTCATAAGAACTTTGCACAGGCCTATTTTTTATACCAGGCCTATCAATTGTTGGGTCTATCTGTAAAGCAGCAATCAAATGATCGCAATGCTGCTTTTCCATCTTTAGCATCGTTACATGACCAGCATGCAACAAGTCAAAGGAACTACAGTTAAACCCTATTTTCACACGTCTTCTTTTGAAGATTTAGCAGCTTTTGTACTCTTAGGGGACTCCACAACAACGTCCCCAGTAGCATTACCATACTTGTAAGCAGCTTCCAGCTTTTTATCAAGAAGCGGGATCAACTCTTCATAGAATTTTGAATCTTTAGTAAAGTTCTTTGCATACCCTAACTTAGTGCCATCAGGTTTTTGGTATGTGGCACCAGTTTGAATAATGAGGCCATGATTGACTGCCATCTCAAGCAAACCACTATATTTGTCTAAACCGGTTAGATAATTTAACTGAATACTTGCTTCTAGAAATGGTGGAACAAAACGATTTTTCACAGTTAATGCTCGCAATGTTGCACCGCTGTAGTTTTTTGCTTCTGGAAGAATAGTATCATCTTCATTATTTGCATCTTGCTTTTCATTTCTCTTGGCCAACTGTACAATGACACTAGCCATATACAATGGACCACTACCACCACTCTGACTTTGTACTAAAGAAGGATACAATGAAGCAGGATCACTGTAAGTGTGGTTAGTCATTAAGATAGTAACACCAGCACGGCCCGCTTTATAGGTCAAAAGACGTAACAAACTCTTTAGCCCCTTCGCTCTTGTGCCCATGTCAGAAGCTCCCTTGTCTTTCTCAGCATCAGATACTTCTTTACTACTTGCAAGATTGCCCAAGCTATCCAAGCTGATAATAAATTTACCTTGCATGTTGTGCTCAACAATACTATCAAGGAATGTACTAATCTGATTTCGTGCATTTTCTACTGTATATACCGGCACATATTTGGTTTTATCGGGGTCTAGACCAACTCCTGCAGTGGTATTCTTATCAATGGCAAACTCTGTATCAAAAATAACTGGAGTTATGCCCTTCTTCTGGGCAATACCAAGAATTTTATTGACCAACAGAGTTTTACCTGTCTGCGAGGGGCCAGCAAAGATAACTAGACGGCCCTTCGGGACACCACCGTCCTTTAACTTACCAGACACAATTGCGTTTAATGCATAGCACCCGGTATCATACCAAGTATCCACGTTACAAAGCGCATTCTCCGAGAGAAATGTTGCTTCTGGGTTAAGCGCGTCTAACGATTTAAATGCTCTTGAGAGTATTTCGTCTTGGTTCATTATTCGTCAAATAGCTTAATTACTGGTGCGTCTTTGCCTTTGCCTTCGTTAACCGGCTTTGCAGCGGCAAAGATTCTTGTATACTGTTCGCCGATCTTTGGATCTAGCTTTACAGCAGACGTGACAATGCTATTTTTCGAGAAATTAAATACTGCTCCTTCATTTCTCGATTTCTCCTCAATAAATTCCTTAAAAAATAATGGAATCAATTGAACTTGTAATTGTCCGCTCTGATTAGGGCTAACATGAAGTACTGCTGGATTCTTTACAGAAAGACCAGCTGCATCTTCAGATACCTTCTCAGCTAGGACTGTTTGACCGACATGATTAATGAATACTGTTATATTGCTCATAAGATTAATATAATGGCTCTTTTGAGAAAATCAAGCACCAAGTAGCTCAAAAAGATCACATTGTGTGGCTTCACCGGGTTTTCTTGGTGACCAACTAACACATTCATAAAATCTTTCTACAGCACTATAGATAATTTTTTCAAACATTAGCTCTGTATCTGGCTGGAAGATCTTCTCAAACTCTTCAGGGTAATAATATTTGTAAGCAATTGCATTAATACCGTATCTATTCGGCTGCTTTACATAAAAATATCTAATCTTGTCACCACTACCAATAGATTCATATTTTTTATCTACGTTAAGGGTCTTCAGAAGCATATTATGGTGATATGCTGCTTTTACGTGTATAGGCATTGACTTGACCGTCCTAAACCCATCACATTTACTAGAATACTTCTCATACCCTTTCAATCCTGTTACGAAAGAAAAATCGCTAATCGGAAGCCCTTGGAACACATCATAAGCCTCTGTAATCACTTCATTAGTCTTTTGCTGATCTTGTGTGAGTAACATAGTCTCTACAATTTTCTTAGCTAGCGGCTTGATTGGAGCAGGCATAGTAGTACGGGCAATCTCTACACCTGTGTACTTGAACTTATTACATGGTATACCCTCTTCATCTAGCACACGAATAACATAGCGTTTTTTCTGTAAAAATAGACCAACATCACAAATTACCTCACGCTTAAAAGTAATTCTACTATCAAGACTGTTGAGATTTTTTTCACACCATACTTGTATTTGCTGATTGAGATGCGTTTCAATACCATTTACTAAATTATGAAATTCTGGTGTAATTTTAGACTTACTGTCTATCGCATTAATATTGAGAGTCTTGACTAAGCTCTCTAGAGAAATATAACTAGAATCCGTATCATTATAGATAATTGGCGTATTTTTTTCAATCTCTTCAGCACTTAATCCAGACTTTTGTTGGATATAATCTGTTAAAATCTTATTGCCCTGTTTAATAACCGCTTGACCAGTCAGAGTAATGCTTCTGGCCAAATCATCATCGCCTAGAGGGAAAACCTTATTACCTAACGCACCGTAGACCGTATTAATAAAAATCTTGATTGTATGTTGTTTGATATTCAAAACAGAGAGTTTGTCTTTCAGTTCTTGATACATAGGGTCCTTTTTATCTAGCTCTGATAATTGTCTCTTAATTTTCTTATGCTCCTTTCTCACCTGCACACGAAGCTTATAGTACTGGTCAACCATTTCCGGTATAATGCCCTTATGCTTCTGACTAAAGAGTACTTTTGCTTTACTGATAGCTAACTTTTCCTCTTGAACAAGCTTTGCAAACTTAGCCATAGGAACAACTACCGTTCTACTATTAACATCACGAATAGTAACATCTTTATCCGTTTGTGATTCTATTACACCCATCTTAGTTTCAGGTGAAAGATTGAGAGTAATCATAACAGATGGGTACAGGCTATTGGCGTCAAAACTCACAATGTATTTTTGAAATCCACGCTTTGGATCCCCGACATACGCACCTTCATTCTGCTTACCGTCATCCGCACCACGTATAAAAGTAGGTATTTTTTTATTTCTATAGCGTGCTCGAATAGCACATGCACCAATAATTACACTCATACTGCCCATCGCAGCTTCCATGGTCGTCAAGCCGGTATAACTTAGCATTCGGAGTAGTTCAAAGTATTGCAGCTTTTCTTCAAGCTTAATCAAAAGTCGAACGTCTTGTACGTTATATTCAACAAAGGTATCCCAATCTGTGTCGGCCAGAGTACTTAAGTTAGTATTACCAAAATCTATTTTAGATTCTCCTAACTCAATTATGGCAATATTATTAAGCTTATAGTTTTCTCGCAAAACCATGCAAAATCTCTTGTAAATATCAAGATAATCTAAACAAGAGATACCGTCTATATACCATCGAACCTGCTCTCTACCGAACTGGCCTTTCAGGGTTCTACTATGGACTCTACCCATGGGGCTCAGGCGACGCACCGTGTCATCATCAAACAACACCCTGATGCGATTAATTAAATACGGTAAGTCAAACAAAATAGAATTCCAACCCAAGAGTACATCTGGATAGTCACTCTCTATATATGTAATGAACTTTAAAAACATTTCTTTTTCTGTTTTACAGAAGTAGAATTTATGATCCGCAGCAGTCTTGGTATAAGGTTTTGTACCCCAGGTTATGTACTTTTTACTTAGACTGTCATAAATTGTAATAACATTTACAGCATGATTAGCTGTCTCTACATTAGGAAAGTCATCAACAGAATATGTTTCGATATCAAGAAAGAATAGCTTAAGAGGGAACCTTGAAAACTCTGTCGATTCATTATGTTCCCAGAAATTATCAATTAAAAATTGCTGACCTGGTGAAAGATTTTCAAATACTCTAACTGTATCTGTTTCTTTTAAATATTTTGACTTTTCAAATTGATTCTTAAAAACTTTTTTCTTAAGATTAGTATTGAAGATACTAACTGCGTCCTTTGCATTGTTAGATTCTAGGTAAATATAGGGCTTGAATGTAGAATCAATAGCAATTCTATTACCTGATGCATCCCAGGTGAACAGCCGAATAAGCTCCTGCCTAGGGTCGTATGCAATATTTCTATAGCCTATCATCTTTTTATTATAATGGAACTTCTGTATTTGGCAAATAAATTATTATATGGAAAAAATCATGCAATTCTTTAATTTTGAATTACCTTGTCCATCAGAAATACCGGAGTGTGATCGTGTCCGAATTGAATATGTAGATGAGCTCAATAATTTAAAACGCCAAGGTGGTTGTGGCAGATGTGCAGAAAATACGTTAAAAAATAAATTTATTATTCGGCTTCAAGCTATACTTAAGTCGTAATATTATTAATTTTATTTAACTTCTTGCGCTCTGGGCTACCGTACGGGTATTTAAATAGTTCTTCGTAGCAATCTATATTATCCTCCATCCATCGGGCTTCGGCCCTCTTATATGCAGCTGCGCACAAATTCATATATCTGCCCTTCTTGCTTAAAACATCGCGAATTACCTTAATCATTTCTTCGCCTGTCTTAAATTTAAATTCTGCATCTTTATATGTACATAGATCTTGACACGCGATTGGTAATCCCAAGCAATTGGCCTCGATCCACTTTAGATCTGATTTACTCTTATTAAAAGTATTATCTTGTAAGGGGGCAACTAGCATATTAATTCTAAGATTTTTTAGCTTTTCACCGTAATGGTAGAGATTTATCCATGGATGGAATTCAACTAATCCTTGTTCAACTAAAGGTCGAAGAGGGAGAGGGAACGCACCGAGAAACACCCACTGAAACTCTCTATGAGTCTCGTATATAGCCTTAATGACATGGGCAAAATCGTCATTTTGATTCACCCGATTTTCCACATCAAAATGTGCTCCAGAGCCTGCATATAGAATTCTAGGCTTACTCTTATGAGCGTCATAGTTACTGCTTATTGTCTTCTCATCATAAAGTCTTCCGAGCCAAAACTTTGGTGGGAAGTTAGGTATAACTGTTACACATTTATGCCCCGTCTTTTCTTTGTAATACTCCTTCATGAAATCACAGGTCACAGTTATCTCATCACATAGAGACATAATCTCTTGCGCATTCTTACGAATCTCTGGATCCACGAAAGCGGTCTTAAATTTGTTATAATCGGGGATATCTTCACTAAACACAAGATCATCTATTTCGTATACAATTCTAAATCCATGTATCTTTGATACGTCTCTTAAGAATTTAACAAACTGTAATTGTGAAGCTGTGGCTTGTCGCTGTACTCTGACAACCTTGACGTTTGTATACCAGCGAGGGTCTAAAACCATAACTGTACTGCCGTGCACGGTTATGCTGCCAAAAGCATTCAAAAGCTGTTCCGGCCAAAGCATACGCCAGAAGCCGCACCCAGAATAATCTGCATAATACTGCACCACGCGTGGTAGGTTCACATCAGCAGGTGGTGTGTTATCGGCTTGTAAGGTGGGCGCTTGACCAGGCATTGGCGCAGCTAAAGAACCGGCAAGCGGTACAATTTGGGGTATATTTCTTAAAAAAGGGGAAGCAAACTCACCAGTATTAAACATATACTATATCTATAATAATCTAACAAAAAATCAAGTAGTTTGTGTAGAGAGAGTTGTGATCCCGTTTCTCTTCTCGAGAAAGATCAAATCACCAGTTACAAACCGGGCGCACTCTTTTCTATGTGATATAACATATACACCAAAGTTATTTTTATTTACAAATTCATTCAAAAGACTGAGAACTAGTTCGACACCTGTTTCATCTAAGCTAGTATCAAGTAATTCATCATAGAATTGTATATTATAAAAGATATTACCCTGTAGTCGTAACATATCAATAAATGCAAACATAATAGCTAAGTCTATTGCTTTACGCTCTGCACCGCTAAAATTAAAGTAACTTGTAAGTTTGCCTTTATCGTTAATAATCTGATCCTCAAAGTACTCATTAAATGAAATAATAGCTGTGGAATTAAGCTTACTGAGATAATAGGTAAGCTTACTATTAAACAAATCTAATATACGCCTTACAATAAAACTCTTTACCCCCTCTTCACTTACTACAAATTTCACCGTATCCATCAAATTTAGTACTTTCTTAAATCCCTCTACCTTCTCCTGCAAGGTTCCCAATTTTTGTGTAGCCTCTTCAATCATAGTTGTAAGGCCTGTACTTGTATCGGTAAGATGCTGCAAGTCTTGATCTACTTGTTTGTTGTAATCCTCCAACTGCTTGACACGCTTTTCGTCGTGTAACTTTTGCTGTGCTTGTAACTTACTTTGATTGATATTATTTTGACCCTTTTTAATCGCATCGTTTACTTTCGTTTTAAGAGTATTGATCTCACTTATCTTTGACTCTAGCGCTTTAATTTCAGTCTCCTGCGATTTAATTTGTTTCTTGTAATTTTCCTTACTCTCTTTAATATGTTTTGTATCGTGTTCAGTAATAGACTTCAAGCAAGTCGGGCACGTATCCTTATCAGTACCAATTTTACTCATTGTTGTGAAGCAGAACTCATTTGTTGTTTCTAGTGAAGCGACCTGTTTGCCTAGCTCTTGTATTTGATCATCGCATTCAGCTATTTTTTTAGTAAGCAAAGTTATATTTTTAGTTACATCATCTACATCAATAGACTTAATATTCTCGAGCTTCTTTGTTAAGACAGCTAACTCCTTTGTATTATCTACACGTCTTTTTTCGAGTAAAGCTTTTCGGTTTGTATACTCGGTATGTGCCTTTATTTGTTGTTCTTTTAGTCCATCAACTACCCGGCGGACCTCTTCTTCTCGAGCTGATTCAGTATCTAAGTCTTTCTTAACATCTGATTGTTCTTCGCGAAGTTCATTAAGCATCTTACTGAAAATTTCTAGATTAAAAATACCCTCAATAAATTTACGCTTCTCATTTTTCTTTTTAGCCATGAAAGGTACGGTATTATTAACAGTCATTATAACACAGTTTTGAAATAATTCTGAATTACATTCTATAAGCTGAGAAATATACTCTGTTGTATTAACAATACTATCTCTGGTTATGTCTCGTTGATTATGGTATAGGAAACACTTACTTGGTTCTAATGTACGGACAATTTCATAGCTCTCTACACTTTCACCGTTTATAATACTAAACGATAAAGCAACTTCACACGTTTTACCTGTTATATTATTAATAATAAATTCTTTTTTAAGCTCACGAATAGTAGTACCAAATAAAGCAAAATGTACAGCATCGGGTACAGTGCTTTTACCCACACCATTACGCCTATCAATCTGATCGCGATTAATACCAGTAATACCATGTAACCCGGGCTTAAAAGATATAATAACTGGTGTATTACCCACACTAAGAAAGTTCTTTATAATCAATTTATCAAAAATAACCTTTTTCATTTACAACTATTATAAAGCGATACTGTATACTCTATAACCTCCTTCTTATTTTGAATATCTAACAAATTAACAAAATCAGAAATTGCTTGACCAATATCTACACCGCTCAAGTCAACCTCACTTTGACAAGCTTTACCGAGCTGATCAAATGTAGCTATATGATCTACAACTAAGCTCAGCGGAGTTACTGTGTTGATCTTAGTTGTAATCTTCTCAAGATCGCTACTATCAATGGTCTTATCAATGGATAATTTAACAATATTATTACTAAGAAGCTTTTTAGCTTCCGATTTAAAATCTTTAAGTTTTATAAGATCAGACAAAGAGACCTTTATATGTTGTGGTGATATTGTATTAGGAAAAAACTCATACTTTAAATTATTGAAATCCATTATGTAATACCCTTTTGTTGAACCGGTATCACCAAAATCAAGCTCGAAAGGCGATCCAACATATAGAATTGTACCTTTTTCATACACTCTCTCTTCTCTTAAATGAAAGTGACCGGAGACCACAAAGGGGGCATATTTAAATAAATCCGCAGACTTAAACCCCTCATCGCATACCTTGAAGGTATTCATCTTGAAGCTCTCAATTTCAAAATGACCAAACATAATATCGCAGCTCTGTAAATCATTTAACCCTGTACCCCAGGGAGCAAAAAATACTTCTTTACCGTGTATTTGTTTGAGTGTAGGTTTGTCTAGAATTGTAATATTAGGTCGCCCATCTAAGATGCTAATACTATTAACACGGCTATCGTTCTTGTAGAACGAATCATGATTGCCTGTAATCATGGTTATATTGAAGTTTTTAAAAATACTAAGAATAGTACTTGCGTGATGAAGTGTGTTTACTGTTATCTCGCTACGACTATGAAAAAAATCACCACAAAAAATTATCTGGGTAATATCCTTTTCGGTTAATTCGTTCACCAACCATTTAGCCCACTCTAAAGATATATCATGCCACGATGGGCTGTTCAAATGAACACCCAGGTGAAGATCGGATATTATAGCTACTTTCTTATTCTGACTCATCTATAACGCTTAAGCGTTACTTTGATTATAAAGACTGTTATCTAGAACTCCATGATCTTTAGTACAAACTCGGATCCCGGTTTCATCTTCGTCTTTATTAATAAGACTATCGTAATTGCGTTCCCGAAAATCTGTAATTAGTTGATGATGTTTCTTTTCTTTCTTAATGCGGCTAATGAACGCATGAAATGCAATTGTTGTGAAGTAACTAAACGGGCTAAACCCGTGATCTAATTTAAATTTCTTATATTTTAAGGCTTGGTACATCTTAACTATGGCATCGCCCATCATCTCATCACGATAGCTGTAATTAATAAAATTAGGTGCAAAAGATAACCCATACGCTATTCGTCTTATAGCATCAGCCAAGTATTCAGTCATATTATCTGTTTTATAAAACTGTCTAATTTCTTCTTCGAACTGCTTACTGTTTACATAGTGCGGTTTTTCAGAAGGCTTTAATTTTCGTTTCTTTCCTTTGGCAGCCCCCTCACCGGTAAGAGTTGCTACGACAGAACTAACTATGGCCAGACTAACAGGTAGCTCTACTTCCTCTTGCTTTGCCTTTAAAAGTTTCTGCTTATTTTTTGGTTGTTTTTTTATCATAAATTTTTAATATATAAGGCGTCGCCCCATCCAAATTCAGTAATATTAGTTTCGACTCGTGAAAAATTTAACTTTGCTAGAAAATTATCTAATTCGTCCATGAGTACACAACCTTCATATAGTTCCATTATATTAACTTCAGTATTTAAAGCTAGTACGTTATTTAATGTTTTCCTACCGCCTTTTAATACTCTTAGCTCATACCCCTGTACATCCATATGAATATAGTTGTATTCTGGGCCAAAATTATATGAGTCTAATGTTTTGACAGGGAAGTTATAAATCATATCATCTCGAAACACAATTGAAGGGTGCTTCTCAAGATGCAGTTTAGGTTTAAGGAAAGAGCTCGCCTGACCACCACCTGCTGTATGCATAGGGAGTATTTCTTCTGCATCACCTAGGCCAACATTAAAAGTCTGTACGTGGTAGGAGCTATCAATATCTTTCAAAGATTCTAATAGCTTTTCATATGCTGATGGTCGCGGCTCAAAAAACGCTAACTGTTTAATTCCATTTTCTTTATAAAAAGGTATCTCCTGACCTTCATCTGCACCAATAGTTATAGCGCCGGTCAAATTTAAGTTATATTTTTTAATAAAGTTCATACTGGTTTTTCGGCTACTTTTTTAATTTGGTATGGTATTTGTTCCTGTTCGTAAAGAGATTGTCGTTTAAGCTGGTGACGCTTACCATATGTAAATTGATCTGCTATATCAATAATATATAGCTTCTCTTTAGATGTGTGCAGTCTCAACCCTCTTCCAATACTTTGAATAGTGCGCACCTTTGCCTTGCCGCCGCCTGCAAACACAATAAAGTGTAGATTTTTAATATTTACCCCTGTACTAAAAATTTTACTAATAGCAACACAGACTACATCATTGCTTTTCTCCATTAAATCTCGCACTTGCTCTCTATCCTTTACTTCAACTTCTCCTCGAATAAAGAAAACTTTCTTTCGATTACAAGTAGATGTTAATACTTGCTGTAGCTCTTCACCGTGGCGAATAAAATCTACAAGTATTAGTACGTTGTTAGGAGCATTATTACAAAGAGCAGCAATTGTGTTATTGCGAAAAGTATTAGTAAACAGAAATTCTAACTCAGCTTTATATCGTTCTGCAGGATTAGAAAGCTCCGTTATTGCTGGAGGCTTCGAATTGTAATTCATTTCTAAGATATTTGCATTAACGTTAGAAATATACTTCTCATTACGTAGCTGATAACTGTTCTTCTCGTAGATAATAGGTCCTATCTTACCGATTATATTCCATTGATCGAGCTTTTCCTCAGGCATAGTACCAGTAAACCCAAATCGGATATTTGTTTTCATTTTCTTAATAATCTTATTAACCTGATTACCACGACGAGCTTTATGAATTTCATCAAACACTAACATATCAATATCCTCAATCCAGTCCAAATTAGATTTTTCTGACTGTAAGATTCCTAAATTAGCTATAATAACGTTTGCGGCACACCCCTTGTCGCCCTCGAGGGGATTGCTTCCTGTCCACTTACGAGTTGAAAATGGTACATTATAAGATGTAAAGTCAGAAAACGTTTGCTCAACTAATCCCAAATCCGGTACTATTAACAAACACTTAAAATTATTCTTCATATAAAAGAAATTTGATAAAAGAGATGCCATAATTAATGTCTTTCCGCCTGCGGTTGCCAGTACAACTACCCCTCTCCCCGTATCAAGACATCTGGTTACAACTGCTTTTTGATAATCTCTTAATTCTAGAGAAAGATTATTGTATGGTTGATTGGTGTAATGAACACCCTTTTGATATGTGGTTGGACCAGGTATAATGGCTTCAAGAAACTCTTTTGAAGCTCGAATTTGATCTTGTTTGCAGTAATCATTTTGAAGTAAGAACCTGGTAATTTCAAAAAACAAGCATGGGTCTAATCGACCTGCAGGGGTAATAGCATAAGTGCGAGATGGTATAAACCGCCCTCTCATTCTAGCAAATCTAGCACCTTCATTCTTTACAGAGAAATGTTCCCGCACATCATTTAAATGATCCCCTGTGAGGACCCCTGTGGTTTTGTTTTTATCTAAATCAAAATATACCACTATGCGGTCTCCATCTTAATTAATTCGATTAAATTTTTAATATCAAACCCAATACTGTGCATTGTCTTTTCTACCCGCTCCAAGAACTCTATAACAGCTTGACGCTCTCTAACTTCATTACTAATTGCCATTACCTGGCCATGTCTTTCAGCTGCATTTTGAAGTGTTGGTAAAGCTAGCTTCACCGCCGATTCTTTGCGCAATTCATCCACAACTTCATTTGCTGTTTTTTCCTTCTTTCTTAATAATTCATTTAAAGCAGCCTTTTCAAGCATAAGACGCGATACCCACTTTGCTTTCTTTGCTGGTAACATAAGTGCGGCTTCCTTTAAGTTAAGTTCATCCAGCTTAACATCTTCCTCTAACTCTAATATATATTTCTGTAGCAGACTCATAAATACATTATAGATTCATACATACAAAAATCAATACCATGAAAACGTTTAAAGAATATGTTATGCAAGAGGATAATACTGCCGGTGCAGGCGGGGTCTTCGGCGACGCACCTAGCATGGGACATGGCGGAGCAGTAGGAAATTCTGATTTTTATGCACCAGATGATATGCGAACACCCAAATTCTTAGGAGCAACGTTAGTCGGCAAAAAAGGCAAAAAACGGCGTGTGCCTCTTGTACAACGAAGAAGCTTGTTTAAATACTTCTAATGAATTTTGGCCACTGGGAATTAGCTCCAGGTGTTACACCTCAAGAAGGAGCATTTGGGTTCATATATGAAATCTGTAATACAGTAACTAATAAAAAATATATTGGCAAAAAACAATGCATTTCAAAACTTAAAAGAAAACCTCTCAAGGGACGCAAAAATAAAAGAATAGAGTTAAGAGAATCTGATTGGAAGGTGTATACAGGCTCTTCAAATGAATTAAATGCAGATATAGAGAAATATGGAAAAGATAAATTCCGTTTTACTATATTACACTTTTGCGGATCTAAATGGGAATTAGGCTATAGAGAAATTAAAGAACAAATACATCGCGATGTAATTCTTAGTCAAGAATATTATAATGGCATTCTTAATGTCCGAATTGGTACCCCGCCAAAAGATTTTAAAATTTAATTGACTGCTATATAAGTTCATCTATAATATGGGCGTGGGTTATATTAAAGACATAAAATCTCTTGATTACAAATTAATTGATATTCAGCGAGCGTTTACTGAGGAAATTGAGCCACACGTAACAGAGGATGTATTTAAATATAATCTAGAAAAAAATAACCGATTGCTGAGAAGGTTTATAGTCTATAGGGTTGTAAGTTTTATTTTAGATACATTAGGTAATAATGTTAGTTGTGGTAAGAAACTCTTGCTGTTCCTTCCTAAGGAACTACAAGCAGAGCATATAGGTGACAATCGGCTGTTTGTAATTAATTTATTCCGTAAACTGTCTGCAATTTTATCGCTAAGTATATATGCAGATGATATGGGGTTTATTGAATTTGCAGACCTATTAACAGCAGCAACTGGAGAAGGACGAGAGACTAGAGCTAGAGTTAATTTTGTATATGCACGTCATCTCAAGCGACCTGATCTTGTAAAATTAGATAAGTTTTTATTAAAAAACGGAATTCAAAAAATTCAAGGTGAATTGAATAGTAATTTCAAGGTAAAATTAGGGTTGTTCTTAACATAAATATCTTATAATGAAGTTTTTATTACAAATTATTGAAAAGTACAAGAAATTAGAAATTGATCCGCCACAATGGGTTATGGAGTATGTATCAAGTATACCTGGCGTGACCCCCTCTACATCTTCAACTCCATCTACCCCTTCAACTTCATCTGCTAGTCAAGCACCCAATCTTGGAAAAGTTATTGATGATACTCTCAAGGTACAACAAGACCCTGAACTTGCTAAGAAAAAGCTAGAACTAGATACAATTTACAAGCAAGTTGCTGATGCGCTGAAGAAGAAAGCTGAAGAAGCTACTGGCAAATTAAGACAAGCATCAACACAGATTCCTGCTACTACACCAACTGCTACTACACCAACAACAGTTCCATGAGATTTAACGATCTAATTGCAGCAAAATTCGGTAATTTGCTCGAGCAAACACCTGTACAGCCTGAAATTAATGTACCTGCGGCTGAAGCGCCTGTTGCTGCTCCACAAGCAGTCCCCGAGCCTCAAGTAGAGCCGCAGCAACAAAAACCTCTAACTCCTGAGGGTGAAGTCTTTTTAATTAATCTACTTAGGAAGGCACTATTCATGAACCCTGATGATATAGAGCTTAAGGTCCTAAAGGATTTACCCGATACTGATGAAAAAAATGCATCTGATGTGCTTAACAAAATTATTAAGTTGATGCAGATGGATGCTGTTAATTTAGATGTAAATACACAGACCAATACATAATAATATGAATAGGGACAATCATTTAATATTTGAAGCATTTATTAACAAACAAAGTGCCACAGGTGTGGACAAACCAGTAGATGCAAGAGATAATAATTCAGAAGATGCAGAACAACCAGTGGACGGTATTACCAAGCGCAGAGGTGAATTGGCTGGTAACATCATGGACATTGTGAGATACGGTATTCCAAGCAAAGAAGAGTTTATCAAGATCAGACAAGAACTGCATGACAAAACAAAAGAAATTTCAGACAGAGGCACCCCTGCAACAGAAGAAGAGAGACACCGGGGCAGGCAGTTGATAGGCATGATAAGATCCTACAGAGCCCAGCACCCCAATGATCCTGGTCCTTATGCAGAGAATGCAGAGAGTTCAGATGAAAGAAAAGAACGAGTGCAAAGGGGATGGGATATAAACAAAAAGAGATGGGCCAAATGGAAAATGCAGAATCCAGAAGCTGCTGCCAGGCATGCTGCAAAGAAAGCTGCTGGTAAAGAGGAGAATGCAGAAGAAGATAAACATAAAACGCTATAAAGCTTTAATAAATAATCTGTGTCGTATAAGAGTTTAAAAGAAGTATACTCCGAGAATGTTGTGGGTAAACCGGTCCCGCCATTACCTAGACAAAGCGTACGCTTGTTTATAAAAGAAGAAGATGAGGCTATAAAAGTCTATAAACAGGAAGCAGATGATCCCGCTACGCTGGAAGGTGAAGTAGATAAAGAATATTATGATGATGTTATTTCTCCAGCAATAACAAGGGGTGGTAATTATCAATTAGCAAAAATAGTAAAAGAAAGACTAATGAATACTGGTTGTTACACCAATAGAAACTACAATTTATTAGTAGACTTCTTACAAACACTTAATATTACATTAACAGAAGAAATCTTCAAAGAGTGTGAAAGACTTTTTTTAAGTAGATTAAACCAACCATTTATTTCATTTATAACCGTATTAGCTGAAGCCTTAAATGCTAACGGTCAGAATATCACAGCACAAAGTATTGCTAGCTATCCCGAGATTACTGAATTATATGATTTACTAGCAACAGATAAGGCGCCCAGAAAGGATCAGAGTAAAAATGCAGGTCCCGGGGAAGTTTTTATAGCTTTTTTTGCTAATGGAAAAAAACTTTCCTCTAGAGATGAAGCTTCATCTAGCGAGGAAACCTCAAAGGGCGATATAATGATAGGCGGGGTTAAGTTAGAGCTTAAAGCCTTGGACGGTAGATTAGGAATAAAGGAGAGTGGAGTGTATTATAAGAGGCCGAAAGAATATTTTGTAACTGCTCCTGATACACTATTGAACAAGATAAAGTACTTAGCATTTGGAGATTACAAATATGCAGAAGATGCGTTTAAGCCTTTTGAGTCAGAAGTCAATAGCATTATAGGTGACAGGACTAGTTTGTCGTTTGAGGAAGGTAGAAATATAGCCGGTGCAATAATTTTAAAAATATATTGTAATAAAAATAGACTAAACTGGTTTCTTGTTGTAGATAAAAGAACATCCTATTTAAATTGTGTTCCTGCACAAATAACAGATAATGAATCAATTTCAGAAATTTTAAATAAGATGAAAAATAGATTTTATGTATTGCCTGCTAATGATGGTGCAAAGGTATTAATAGGTAAGAGCAAGTCATCTGATGGAATAGCAAAAGCCGCCAAACCAAAACAAGGAAAAATACCAGGAACGCCTGCTTCTTCTACAGTAGTGCCTGCCCCTATCCCTGCTGTAGCACAAGTTTCACAACCTCAACCTGTACAAGGGACGCCTGATGCTACCGTTTAAACAATTCTTAATTGAAGTAACTGGTACATCAATAGGTTTTTTCCCAGGAGCTTTTAAGCCACCACACAAAGGGCATTTTGATACTGCTAAACAAGCGGCTACTGATAACGACATAGCAGTTGTGTTGATTTCAGGTTCAGATCGAGATGGTATTACAACAGCAGATTCATATGAGATTTGGAATATGTACAAAGAATATCTTCCAAAAAATGTTTATATACATACTATTACTGGGTCTCCTGTGACTGCAATCTATCAGATTGTTGATATATTGAATAATGGTCAATTCTCACCAACGCCAAAAGTCACTAACCCATTGCCTGATGCTGATAAAATTGCAAAAATGTTACAAGGGTCACCTGCACCCTACACTATAAACCTATATGCAAGTCAAGAGGACTTAGTACGCTTTAATGCCTTTACCGGTCCTAATAAACAAATTTATGTAGGTAAAAATGTTTCCAAGATCGGTCACGGTAATATTTCTAGACTAGCTTCAGCTACACAGGCAAGAGAGGCCCTAAAAAATAAGGAAGAAGCAAAATTCTTTACTTTCTTACCAGATATTGCAATTCAAGGTAAGCAAGAAATTTATAGAAAGCTAGTAAAATGATTAGGTTTAAGACTTACATATTATCCGAAAACGAAATTCTTCTCGAAAAAGATACTTACTTTTCGCCACATCTTTCACACTTAGAAGATTTAGCTATAGAAGGTGGGAAAAATGGATTTAATAGTTTTCTTATACAAGCTACTAACATAATAAACAAATTAAAAGGATTTGAATCCGAGCAAGAGATTAACGCAAAAATTGATGGTGCCCCGTCAATTTTGTTTGGTGCCGATCCTCGTCCAGAAGCTAATAAACAATTTTTTGTAGCTTTAAAGTATGTAATAGATGAAAGTACTGATACACTTAAAGAAAATGCCAAGCTGTTGCATAGTGAGCAAGAAATAGATCAAAACTTTAGTGGTAAGCAAGAGCTTGCAACTAAGCTGAAGAGCTTGCTTTTAAATCTTAAACCAGCTTATGATAATAGTGGTAAGATCTATCAAGCTGACGTTCTCTTTACATCGTCTGCAGATAAAAGCAGAGTTAGAATAGAGAATGAAGAATATATTGCGTTTAAACCAAATACAATTATGTATACTGTACCTATTGACGATAAATCGCCGTTGTTTGCTAGTATTAATAGCAGCAATGTTGGTATTATAGTTCATGACTCGTTCACGGGGGTTATCAGTGACAATGGTAAGAGTATTAAATTAAAACCAGCTGGAAAGAACATATCGTCACTAATTAGTAGCAGCCAGGGTACTAAAGCTTTTATAAGAGGTAGTAACTACGGTGAGGTGGCTTTTGATATGTCAGACAAGATGGTGCATGATATAGAAAAAACAATTGCTGCAGCCACCAAGCATGTTAATAGCATTGATAATAAGTTTGATCAAGAATATGTTTCGTCTGCAAAAGGATCGATGGGCGGACAGATATTACCGCTGTTAAAAATTTATTTAAATAAACAGGTAGATTTAGAAGATAGTGGAATTTTTGGCGCCGCGAAGACGGGTGCCAAGTTTGATACAGCGCAGTTCTATGAGGGGTTTAAGGCATTCGTTAATGAGCGTATTAGTAAAGGTATTGAAGAATTAGGCGAGAAAGGCAGAGCAGCAAGAGAACAAAAAATTTCTAGTATAATGGACTTTCTTGATATGCATCGTAAGAGTTTTGAAAGTTTAATACACGCTACATACGAAATGGTTCGTGTAAAGTTTTTTATACTGCAAATACTTTCCCAGCTGGACACCAGATTAACATCCAATGCCTTCTATCAGCTACCTGATGGTTCTTATGCAAAAGCTAAAGATGAAGGGTATGTTTTATTTGTTGGTAATAATCAGGTTAAGATAGTAGATCGGGTAGACTTTACTAGAATGAACCGCCTAATGGGTGGCAGATTTTAATTTATTTTTCTTTATTTTCTTCGATTGTCTTGATAGCTTCAAGATTAAAAATTGTTTGACGCAATACTGTCTCAAGAACTTCTTTATTCTCGCCGTGTAGCATATCTCTGATTCTTGAAACAATCTTAAATTCATGTGCGTCGTTATCGGGTGCAAATTCACCTTGTTTCTTAAACTTATTATATTCTAAGTAATTTCTTACACCTTCAATATAACTTGCTGCTACTGTAATTTTACTAAAAACCCAGGGTTCGAGATCCTCACCATCTTTAATTAAATTGTATAATTGCTTTGAGGCGTTATGCATCTTATAAAGCTCGTTCTTTGCCATATCTGCATCTGTCTCTCCTGTGCCTGCGGTAGGTGTTTTTTCATCCCAGCCGTCTTCGCAGTCCTCACAAGCTTTATTGTCACTTATCTTTAAGACTGTTGGTGTATTGTTCGATGGAGCCATTGCTGTAGATTCTGGCCCAGGTCCAAGGTTTAATTCATTTACAACAACTTCGTTATAAGCTTCAGAAATTTTAATAAGCTCGTTTTTCTTACTCATTTTATATATTTATACTACTAAATACTTAATATGCGTAGTTTTAAAGAATTTTTTTATGAACAAATACTGGGATCGACAGAAGGTATTACTATTCAACATGTTGGAAATGTACGAGCTACTGTAGACACAGGCAATAGCGGGTATAACGTTCTACATGCAATAGTATTAAAAGATGCCAAGCCTGGTCATGTAAAGTTTAAAACTATTGGTGATAAAGTATTAGAACTTCCCATCAAGGATAGCATCACAGTTTCAGGTAATAATAATGTTAACGATAGAGTTGTTGTTGAACTAGACTGCAGTATTGGTAAAGAGCAATTCAATAAAACTCCCTTCAGTCTTGCTGATAGAAGTAACCAAGATAATCCTGTTTTACTTTGTAAGGATTTTATTAAGCAAAATGGTGGCGTTGTTAACGTCAATATTAACAATAACCTTACCTCTTAAGTTCGATTAGATTGAGAGAACTCTACAAACTTATAAAACTCTGCTCGCGAATTATCATCATTATCTAGAAATGCACCAGACATTCTAGCAGTACGCATAGTTGAATCATGTCTAATGCCTCTGTTCGAACAACATGTATGAGCTGCCTCAATCATAACTGCAACACCATTATTCTTTTCACAAACCTTATCAATATAGGCATGAATTTGCATTGTGAGGTTTTCTTGTACTTGTGGTCTGCGGGCAAACCAATCTACAATTCTATTCAACTTGCTTAGTCCAATAACCTTACCACCCGTTGAAGGTATGTAAGCAACATGGGCATGACCGGTAAACGGTGCATGATGATGTGAACACAACGACGTTAGCTTAATATTATTCTGACATACCATACCATCATAATGGTCAACATTATCGAACGCAGTTACTTTGGGGGGATTACTATAACATCCCCAAGCAAAATCTTCAACAAACGCTTTCGCAACTCTATGCGGTGTATTAGAACTATTAGGATCATTTCTCCAATCGTATCCTAAAGCATCCATATAGGCTTCATAAGCTTTAGCAGCGTTTTCTATGATTTGCGCTGTCTCTTCTTTGGTATGTGGGTAGTTATGATTAGCAAAAGCAAACTTGTTCTTATTAGACATATAAGTTATTATAGTAATAAACTTCATTAATCAAGATAAATAATATATGCTTTTGAATAAACTTATTGAGAATACACTCAGAAACACTAAGCTCAAGAGAGTTAGAATAAAGGTAGATCCTTCCGAACTACCAGTTTTTGGATATGAGAATGTAGCTCACTTTGAGGGGTATGTATTGGAGGAATGCGGTACAACTGTAAGTGTATACATAGTAAATGTCCCTCCAAATGTTAGCCCCATACAGCAAGTTGGTGCATCTCAAATAGAGCCTGTGGATGAGCCAACAATAAATCCATCCTTTCAGAACTTAAAGCGAAACCTCCTATCTGCACTTATAAAAGCCGGTCATGGTTCCGAAAGCCCTGTTTATAATCAAATTAAAGCAAGCAATAATCCAGAGTTTATTGAAACGTTCTTAAAGCAGGCAAGTATCGATCCTGAAGCACTTTTGAATGCCACATTTACAGAGGCAGCTACACTCTCTGCTTCAAATGCACAACCCACAGAAACACAAGGTGATGATTTAGATGAAATTTTTGGTCGTAAGCAAAGTAGGGCTAGAAGTATCCTTAAAAGTCTAGAAAATGGTGGCACTATATCCAAGGGCATAGGCATGGTAGCTTCAGCAATTGACACTGCTTCTGAGCTGGCTCTAGGTAAGCGCAATATAGTTGCGCGTCTCTCCTCATTCTTAAAAACCTTAAACGTTCAAGATCTTATAGATCTTAAGTCCTTGAAGCTACGTTCAAACGAATACTCACATATACCATATAAAGGTAATACTGTATACTTTACAGGTCTTCCTAAGTTGTCGTACAATCAGGGACCTGTAAATTATCAGTTAAAAGGTAGTGTTGCTTCTGCTAATTATTCTGCAGAAGGTATCAAATATATTGTTTCAGACATTAACCCGAGCTATCCAAAGCTAGACAAAATAATGTTAGACTTTTCGGTGCTTGACAACCCACGTAAAACAGGTAAAGCTATCTTTATTATTGATGGGCAAAAGCGATATAGTACCGCACAAATAACATTAACTGAGGATATCTGGTTTGTAAAAATACTCAAATATAATGTGGCAGATAAAACTCCGGAGAGTAGCAAAGGCTTAATACATGCTGTGCGTGCAAAGCGTCTCTTGAAGGATCTATTAGAAGGGTCATATCAAGAAGCTGAGAAGTTACCACAATTTAGTGATATTCTTATGGGATTTGCACAAGATCTTAAGGGGTACGATAAATCAAAACTGGCTGATGTGATTGCTTTTTTCGAAGAATTGAAGAAAGAACCTGATTTTGCCGGAAAATCTGTTGCTGAAAAACTAAATAAATTGAAGGTTGTAATAAAAATAATAAAAGAGGAAATATAATGCCATCAAAAACAGAAAAACAAAAAAGATTTTTTGGTGCCGTTATGGGTGCTAAAGAGGGCAAAGCAAAAGTAACTGGGGCAGCAAAGAAAGCAGCTGCTAAGATGCCAGAAAAAAAGATTAAAGAGTTTCTCAAGAAAGAAAGTTTTGATGAAACTGTTAATAATTTCCTTGAGAAGTTTTTTAGAGAAGGAATGACAGTAGAGAGTCATTGTAAGTATGCTAAAGACGGTTGTGATTGCAGTGGTTGTGAAGAGTGTAAAGAAAATAAATTAAATCCTTAATACAAAAAATTAGTTGAGAATCAGCTAATATACATTATAATGTAGGTATGGAATATCAAAGTACTAAAATTATTGAACTTGGGAGTTGTGCATTTCGTCAATGGAAGGCAGACAGTCACTGCAAGTTTATTCATGGCTACAGATTGGTTGCAAAGTTTTGGTTTGCATGTGACCGTCTGGATGATAGAAATTGGGTTGTGGATTTTGGTGGGCTCAAGGAGCTTAAGCAGGTTCTGGAGAAACAGTTCGACCATACATTTTGTGTATCGGCAGATGATCCTCAGCTTGAGTTATTCAAACAACTGGATATTGCAGGTGTTTGTGATTTGAGAGTCATGCAGCGGGGCGTGGGCATCGAGAGAACAGCCGAATGGTGTTTTGATGTGGCCGATGGGCATGTGAGAGGCATTACAAGTAACAGATGCTGGGTGGAGAGAGTTGAGGTGTGGGAGCATGATAAGAACTCTGCAATTGTTAGTTATGGTACCACACATATGAACACACCAGCTGCACCTAATGACAAACAGAAAGTTGTAGCTGAGCAGTATGAACTTAATTTTACTTCTCAGACACAGCCTGTTGCTAATGTTGTAGCAGCACCATCACCTGAAATACAGAAAGCTGCAGATAAAGAACATGGTGCTGCTGTTGGCAATAAAGTATCTTCTGGTTGGGGAAACCCATACAGCGGCACAAGCTGGGGTGCTTAATCCTTATTAGTTCTTATTTTTATTGTTGATATTACTTTAACAATAAACTTCAATAGCTTGCTCCTGGTAATATCTTCTTCAGTAAGATGAAACGCGTTAATGCCATTTGCATGACTGTCCTCTGTATCAAAAGCATTCATCATTTTCTCAAACCCAGATTTGCCAAAGATATCTGATTGCAGTGTGTCTCCAATGACAAACAATTTACAGTTTTTTCCAAAACGTGTTAATATGGTCACCAATTCACTGTGTTCTAAGTTTTGAGCCTCATCCACAATGACCACGCTATTTGTAAAGGTTGAACCTCTCAAGAAATTAACTGGAACACACTTCATGTAATTGCTATCAAATAGCATGTTAGTTACTTGTTTGCCAACAAGTTCATCACATTTTTCAACCAACGGAATGCTCCATGGTTTGAACTTTTCATCGACTTCACCTGGTAAACTGCCCAATTTTCTGGTAGCGGATTCCACAATACTTCTTATGTACACAATTTCGTCTATTTTCTTTTCTTTGAGCATTGTTAGTGCAACGAACACAGCACAATAGGTTTTTGATGAACCTGCAGGACCATCACAAAAAATGATTTGCGAAGTGTCATCCATGGCTCTGTCTACCAAAGCTTTGTGTCTCTCGTTGAAATGGAACTTTTGATCTATTTTAAAGTTGAGAAAGATGTCTGTTCTTATGATACCATCTTGATCTTTTGCAAGTCTATTGGCCTTCTTGAGTGCCCTGTCTTTTTTCGACATCTGTAATATTTATGTCTTGATTTCAACTTAAGTTATATTATTATATATTGATATGCAAGATTCTACAATATTCTTAAGTGATGATAAGATTTTTTATACAATTGAGGGTGAAGGCGAGTTTGCAGGCATTCCATCTGTTTTCATGCGGCTTTCAATGTGCAATTTGACATGTCAGGGATTTAAATCAGCCGATGCTCCCTATGGATGTGATAGTTTTGTGAGTTGGTCTGTTAAAAACAAATATACAGTTAATGAGATTCTTGATTATTTGAAGGAAAAGGGGTATGACAAACGGTTAACTGGTGGTGCAATATGGAAGCTCACAGGGGGTGAGCCTCTCATTCAACAGAACAAACTTTTGGATTTAGTGGAAGCTTTTGTGGAACGTCATGGTGTTACCCCCATCATTGATTTTGAGACTAACGCAACAATTATGCCACGTGAAGAGTGGGTTAATAAGTACAAAGCCACCTTCACAACTTCACCCAAGCTTGCCAATAATGGTGATGCAGCAGATAAGAGATATAAGCCTGAGGTGTTGAATTGGCATGCAAGAAACGGGTCTGGGTTCAAATTTGTCATCAGCAAGCAAGAGGATTTGGATGAAGTGTTTTCTAACTACATAGATGCTCCTGACATCAGAGTGCCCCGCAATAGAGTGTGGTTGATGCCATGTTGTGGTAGCCGTGCTGAGTTAACTGAAAAAGCAGCCATGGTTGCTGAATTATGCAAGGAGCATATGTTTAATTTTAGCCCTCGATTACAGCTTGTTATTTGGGATAAAGCTCTAAAGGTATAGTTGATTAGTTTAACCTGAGATATAAACATACACATGAACGTAACAATTGATGTACAAATTACTGGTCAAAATGGTGGTGTTGAGTCTTACAGAGTCCTTCTCAATCAAGATGATCTGACGGGCATTATTAAGACAGAAGGTTTTGACGCTGGTAATAAAGCTCTAGAGGGGTTTGTTCAGAAATTCTTAACACAATTTCGTGAAAAGCTCTCGTCTGTTCTTAATCGCTAATTGATAAATAATTAGTGCTTAATAATAGATTTGAGAATAAAATAAACCAACTACTACACGAGTTTTTAATAGCTGCACCTGTGGTCGTACCTGCTGCAGCTGCAGCCGCCCCCGCCATAAGTAGTATTATTACCGGGCTCTTAGCGCCGCTGATCACACTAGGTGGTGCACTTGCAATACATCATGGTATAACATCTAAGCAGTCTGCACCAACAGTACAACCACAGACTTCGCCGGATAGTGCACCGAGCAAGCAGAAGATGCTACCCGGCACACTTGCTCCTACAGCAGAGCCAGAAAAAAAAGATATTAAAATGCTACCTGGCACAATTGCCCCCAGACCTGCATCAGATCAAAAGACTGTTGTACCATCACCGCAAAGCCAGACGGCATCTACA